GTGGTCAAAAGCCCTTGACGGTATTAAGTCTGATTATGCCGCAAGAGTCACCGCACAATTGTTAGAGAACCAAGCCAAGGCTGTCTTGGCCGAGACGCAGAGAGTTAACGAAGAGCAGCTTTCCGCTGGCTCAACGTCAGTTGGTAACATCGGCACGTTCCAGAAGTTTGCATTCCCTCTCGTTCGTAGAGTGTATCCAAACCTCGTATTCAACTACATCGGTGCTACTCAGCCAATGGATGCACCTGTAAGCCAGATATTCTATCTTGGCAACAGCAGATGGACTGGTGGATCACAGCAGACTGTATACTCAAAGTTCAACATGACATACAATGTTGATGGAGTAAACCAGGCGTTCCCAATCGGTCATACCTCCAAGAACTTCCTTACAGCAACAGGAACGGCTGGAAGCTGGTTTGATGGTGGTGCTGGTGGAACCGCAGCTAACGGTCTAGGATTCAACCAAGTTACCGCTGCTGGATTTGATCTTTCAAACGTATTGGCTCCAAATAAGGGCTCACCTTCATCAACTTATGGTGGAAAAATTGCATCATTCCCCAACTCAGGCACGACACTCGGCTGGGTTGTATCCGCTGGTGAAAGACTGGACGGAACGGGTATCCCAGAAGTTCAGTTCCACATTGAACAACAGCCAGTTGTTGCTCAGACACGTAAGATGCGTGCTCTGTGGACGATTGAAGCTTCACAAGACCTCAAAGCTTATCACAACCTCGATCTAGAGAGAGAACTCACTGAGCTACTCAGCAAGGAACTTTCACTTGAAATCGACCGTGAGCTTATCGAAGACATCCGTATGATTGCTTACGGACTCGGCGGAACAAGCCAGACCATGGGTGGATGGTATGCTAAGTCATTGGATCCATTAGCTAACTCAAATAGCTTTGGAAACAACTACTTTGGAAACGGACTTGGAACTGGCTCAAGCTGGAACCCAGGCTCATTCGAATGGAGCAACGATTCCTCAAAAGTGAATGGTTATGCGGCTCAATCAGTCAGAGCTAACAACGTCTTCGTTGTTGACCTTAAGAACCTTACTGGATCACAGTTTGCTCCTCAACACGTTGGACAAATTTATAGCAACCTGCTTGCTACGATTAACTTCGCTAGCCAGGATATCTATAAGTCAACCATGCGTGGCCCAGGCACAGTAATGATCACTTCACCACTTATGGCTTCACTCCTAGAGTCAGCCGCTAAGTTGGAAGGCGGACTTCCTGAGAAGGATGGCCCAACCAACATGGGAAGCAAGATTGAATACAAGGGCAAGTTCGCTGGTAAGTATGATCTGATTGTTGATCCTCTCTTCCCAGAAGACGAGATCATCATTGGTTACAACGGTGGAAGCCCGATGGATGCAGGATTCGTATACTGCCCATACATTCCATTGATGCCACTGCCAATGGTCACCGATCCAGGCACGTTCCAGCCAAGAAAGGGTATCATGACACGTTATGCTAAGGCTGCTATCCAGCCTTCAAGCAGATTCTACCGTGTCATTCGTGTTATCGGCGCAAGCACTGATTACATGAAGCCATACACCTTCAGCAATGCGTTCACCAACATCCTTGGTGTCAATGCCCTCTGATCTTAACTGATCAGATAAATTAAAAGCGGGCCCTAAAAAGCCCGCTTTTTTGTTTTAATACAGACCTAAATATCTTATAGAATGGTAATTCCTCTTATATCAGGCTACGGTTCATCTTACGGAAAATACGGTGGGGCTAGAACTTCGGACTATGTCCCACCTGGGGATATTGACTCATCTAAATTAAATACTAGTCTTGAAGTAGACGGAGTTCAATTTAATTTATTTGAGCAAACAATAAATGATTATGTTTTAGCTCAGTTAGGACACCCTATTGTATCAGTAGAACTGAGCCCATTTCAAATTAAAACCTGCATAGATGAAGCCGTATCAAAATTAGATTACCACGCCCCTCAATGGGCTAATCAATTTGCGGTTTTCGATGCGTCTAGCGGATTAAATGTCTATGAACTACCTCAGTTTATAATTAATAACTTAAACTACGTAGGTTACAAAAAAGATATACTTGGGTTAAATTATACTCCAGGGTCGTTGGGTTTTGATTTAACTTTAGCATTCTTTAACTCTAACAGATTTTTCCAGGGTGGAGGGTTAGGAGATTTTTACCTAACCCAACAATATATGGAGATAATGCGGCGTGTGTTATCTAATGAAGGTGGATGGACTGTTATAAATAATAAGTATGTTCAGCTATATCCATCCCCAAGAGAAACCCCGGCCCCGGTCATAATAGAATACAGAGCTTTGGACTCTAATACGATACATCACGCATTCCGTAACTGGGTTCAAAGATACGCTTTGGCGTGCGCTAAGGGGATCCTGGGCCGTATTAGAGGCAAGTATAGGACACTCCCTGGCCCTGGTGGTGGTGCTCAGTTAGACGGTGGAGTTCTAGTGCAGGAATCATCCCAGGAAAAGAAAGAGCTTATGGAAGAGCTTAGAATGGAAATTGAAGAAGGCCCAATGTTTATAGTTGGATAAAATGACTAAATTCTCCAAATTTAAATCAAACCTAAATCTTCCAAGCACGGACGATTATGACAGTCCAATTAGGCTATTTAATAAAGTAGCCGACCAAAATTTATTTAATATACTAGATCAAGAGCAAATTAAACTAGCTGGATCTCCATTATTAATTTTTAAATATTATCAGACTAAAGAGACTGATGATGTTTACGGAGAAGAGAGAAGTAAAACTTTATCCGTCGAGCCTATCCGTGCGTTCGGACACTACGAGCCAAGACCAGTAGAAGAAAACTTAACTCAATTCGGTATAGAGCTTTCTAACGATCAGCAATTTACATTTAATAAAACTTATATTGAAAAGAAGTTAGGCCGACCACTGATACCAGGAGATGTGATAAAGCCTGAGTTCCAGAATCTTAAGTTTGAAGTATTCGAAGTTCAGGAAGACAGCTTCGAAATGTATGGAGTATATCATCTGCTTTGCAGTGCCAAGCTCCTAAGAGATTCTCAGAACATCCATAAGCAAATCGCACCCGTGTCAGACAACATCAGCACCTTAGAGGTTCAGAAGGATCCTTATGAATAGCACTGTTAATAATAAAGTATTACAGGAGATCCAGGAGAAGACTAATGCTTCTACCGGAATGTTTATTCAAAAGGTCTACAAAGATACCTTAAGAAATTTATTAAATATTTTTAGCAATATTTATTACATTGATAGGGATAATAACTCTATAAAAGTTAAATGCTTCCATGCTAATCAGGAAAGAGCCATAGCTAAATCTACTATTGGCGACAACATAACTTTGCCTGTTATAACAATATCCGAAACTAGCACTGCCAGTGACGATGATCGGAGAAGGTATACGCCAATTTTAATTCACGATAAATATTGGCACAAAAGAAAAAATAGAGCAATCCGTGTCTTGTCCATGGCCCCGAAGCCACTGGACATATCTTACAATATAAACATCTGGTCCAAGTATCGGGAAGATCTGGACCAAATAAGAGAGCACGTATTTATCCTATTTAATCCAGACCTGGAAATCAAGACCAAGAGTAGCAATATAACAAAAGCATTCTTTGAGTCGGAGAGCGATTCCCAGCAGGTAGAGGCTGACGATCAACAGGACAGAATTCTAAAGAAGACTATAACTATTAAAGTTCAAACTTATTTAGAAAATCCAAAGTTCCTGTATACCTCCACTGGCAAAATAGAGCAAATTAACTATGAGATTACCTTGGATGGTGGCAACGCTACAGAGACTTTTGTAGCCACCCAACAGCAAGCGTCACACGCAGAAGAATGTTTATGCACTGAGTGTGTATTGCCGCTGTATCTGATAACCGGAAGTATATATAACTTCGCTGCGGTGTGTGCTGCAAACGGCCATCAGACAGGATGCCAATGCACAGATTGCACTCTGGCTATATCCTTAATCAATGGAAATAACTTTAATCTGCCAATAAACTGCGCAACTTTAGATTCAATAGACGAATTAAATTAAAATTTTATTAAAAAATTTTAATTTAAATTTGGCCTGATAAGGGGTAAATACTAATAGAGAATTTTTATGTCTAAACAAATAGTAACACCCGTGGCCCCCACTGAGGCTACCAAAGTAATAAAGAATTACTCCCTACAGGGGATTACCATTATATTAAAAAATGGGTCAGATTTTGAGAATGTTTGGTTAGTCCCAAAACAATCAATAAGAGTCCTTGAGAGTAGAATAACTCAACAGGTCAGAAATCTTCATAAAAGAAGATTAGTAACAATAGGAAATTAAGGATATTTAAATGGCAGGCATCCCAACTAGTCCAGCAGTCGTTTTTCTTGAAAAGGATAATTCAGCCTATCCACCAAACATCAACTCATCAGTTGTTGGTATAGTCGGGTATGCATCAAAAGGTCCTACGAATGAGGCAACCCTAATAACCAGCCAAGAAAATCTTCTCAGAGTGTTCGGAGCACCTAGGGAGACTATAATTGGGCAAGGTCTTGAAGGTGCTTTAGAGATCCTGGAAACTACTAATCAAATTAGATATGTTAGAGCTACTCCAGGAGATGCTGTAGAGGCTTCAGCTCAAGTTCAATTTGGAGCTTGCCCCTCGGTATTAGTAAAACCAGGATCTTATGGAGTAACCGATAATCTTTACTTAAAAGTTACGGTTAAAGATGCTGATGGTATAACTGTCCTTGATAACAAGACTCTAACTATTGCATCCTCAGTCGATAACATAGAGGCTAACTTGACACAAGCCTCTGCCATGGCTAAGATTATTGGCGATGGAAGTTCAAGATTAGATCATGCCTTCGTAGCGTTTGATACTAATAGCACGACATCAGGATACGTTGTGGCTGCTTACGCTGGTGATGATGCAGTATTGGCTATCACATCATACTCATCTTTAGTGTTTGATACCTCTAATGGAATTGCAGTCCTACGGGAAATAAGCACTATCTCTGGAACTCCAGTTGGAGCTTTTGCTTCCTCAATAACCGTATCTGGAAAAGATATAACCACTGCGTCATTAAACTACTTAGTTAAGTCTTTGTATGATGGTGATGGGTATAACCTAAGCTCCGACATATACACTGGACAGGCTCTTGGAGTAAGCATCGAGGTTGACAATGGGGGCGGACTTAAATCACTTCTAACTGTTAATAATGAGGGAGTGGCTGCTGAAACATTCACAGTATCTCTTGCCAACGATACAACCTTCATAGAGAATGTTATAAATGTTGGAGTAGATAACGCAGTTTCAGATTACATCAAGGCTGAACTCTGCTCAGGCACTGTATCTTTGGATGGAGTAAGTCCTCTAGCTGATGTGGTGACTGCCGTTACAGACCTAGCCCCAGGATTAGTAATCAATGGAAATGCAAATCATGATCCTCTGTTCGTTAAGTTGATTGACAAGACAACTGGGCTGGCGGGTGGATCTGTTGGAACCATGACTACATCTGGAGTAATAGGAAGCCAAGCATCAAAGACTGGTATCTATGCTTTGGATGATGATCTCCTTAACATATCAATTGCTGCTGTCCCTGGAATAACGGATCAAAGAGTTCAGAATGCCTTAGTTACATTAGCTGAGACTTCACAGAACTTCTTGGCAGTCGTTGCTCCACCCCAAGGATTGGATACTGTCCAAGAAGCTATCGACTGGATGAATGGAAAGGGCGACGGAAGAACCGCTGCCATCAATAGCTCATGGGGTGCTGTGTTCTGGCCCTGGGTGCAGGTATTCGATGTGTTCTCCGCTAAGGACCGTTGGTATGATCCTGCCATCTTCGCTATAAGACAAATGGCTTTCACCGACAACGTAGCTGAGACTTGGTTTGCCCCTGCTGGATTCCGCAGAGGTAGGCTTACAAAGCCAACGTCGGTTGAGCTTGGCCTAAACCAAGGCGACAGAGATGCTCTGTATGTCACTAACATAAATCCAATAGTTAACTTCGCCCCAGAAGGTATAACTATCTTCGGACAGAAAACTGCTCAAAGAGCGGCTACATCGTTAGATAGAATCAATATAAGAAGATTGATGATATTCCTAAGAAAGGTCCTTCTCCAAACGGGAAGAATTGACCTGTTCGAACCAAACGATGCGTTCACATGGGAAGTAGTTAAGGATAAATCTGAAGCTGTTCTCTCAGATATCCAAGCTAGAAGAGGTATAACAGATTTCAGAGTCGTGTGCGATGAGACTGTCAATACTCCTGTAAGAGTGGACAGAAATGAGCTTTGGTGCAAGATACTGCTGAAGCCAACCAAGACTGCGGAATGGATTATATTCGAAGTTAATCTAACTAACCAGTCGGCTAAATTTAGTGGATAATAACAATGGTAAATAGTTTTTATAGAAACGATTATCGCCCCTTCAAAAAGGGCGAATCTCTTCCAAAAATATCTACGACTCTTGATTCAGTAAGAGCGTATCAGTTCGAAATTCAATTCTTCGGGCTTCCTCCTGCCATCGCTGGTGTCCAACAGGATCTAACTTTGGCGGCAAAGAGAATAAGCTCAATCTCCTACGGAACGGATCCAATAACCGTTAACAGAGTAAACGATACCGTATACTACCCTGGTCGTGCTACCCATGAGCCAGTAAGTATTGATTTCGATAACCTCTATCTCCGTAGAACCTCACAGGCTCTCTGGGAATGGTTCAAGACAATCTATGATCCAATCACGGGCGATGCTACTAAGCTCTCTGCCCCAGGTGGTGCTGGCAATAGAACATTTAAAGCCAACAAGATGAGAATCATAGAGTTGGACAATACCAGAACTCCTCACGCTGCAATCGAGCTTTATGGCGTATATCCAAAGTCGGTTAGCTTTGCTGAGAAGAACTATAACACCAATGAGTTCACAACTCTATCAGTAGACTTCCACTTTGATTTTATGGATTACTTTAACTACTGATCCGATTAAAGTAAATTTTTGATCTTTATACATAGCCTACCTATTTAAGGTAGGCTATTTTTCTATAATAAGTTATGAAGTATTTCACTCAACTAATAAAATCTTACTCAAGATTGCATGAGGCTGAACAGCAATTAGACCCAATCGCGCAACAGAAAGCTTTACAGTATTTTGGGCAAGCTAACGCAACTCCAGCCCCTCAAGGGGGAAGCCCATTAAAAACTCCTGTAACGGAGCTTGGGGGTAATGTATACAAGAATCAAGATGGTAAAGTAATATTCGACGGCTTCCCAGGAAGAATGAATACTAGAGAGATAAATCCACAAGGGAAAGGACCAGCCAAACAAAACTTTAATGAATTTGTTAGTATGTTAAGTTCGGTAAAGCCAGCCCAAGGGGAAGCCGTTCCACCAGAGCAGGGAATTACTCCACCACCTATTCAACCCCTGCCAGCAGGTAAGGCTGATCCAAAAGCACAAAGAGTCAGTGACTTAGAAGCTGAAATTGTTGACAGTAAAAAACTATTAAAATTAATAGGTGGGTGCGATACCGAAGAGTGTAATATAGTAAGAAATTTAATAGAAAGATTGAATAATGCTTCTAAAGGCTCTCTTGTAGATACATTCAATAGAGCATCTAAAATTATAACTTCTTGTGTAGACCAAGGATGGAAAGCATGTAAGAGAGATGTAGACAAACAATCTCAAGTCCATAAAGATGCAGCGTATCGTGGATATCAAAAAGCTTTAAGTATAATTATGGGTGCTGTGGAAAGAGCTAGCCCAGGTCAAAGTCCAACATTAACAACGGAAGAAGAAGCTATATTAAATAATTCTATAAGTATATCAACAGCAGGACAGTTTACTAGGGTAGCAATTGTTGATGATTCTGGTAATGGCATGTTAATCACCCAATACAATCAAAGATCTAAAATGATCTCAGCATCATTATCAGCTCTTCTACCAGGATTAAAAAATAGCAAAGGCCAAAATTTTAAATTTAATTCCGATATTGAGTCTTTTGTAGCAAAAAAAGCAATAGCTCAAAAAGGATCTTTTGCTAGAGGATTCTTGTATGAAAAACTCGTATTAGCGGCAAATAAATATGTAAACTGTCAGTCTGAAGGAAATATAGAAAATAAAAGAAAATGTGTTAAAGAAGTAAGTGATGAACTACTAAGCTATGTCCAAGGGCAAGAGAATGTAACTGATGCTTTAAGAGATATCGTTGCCTCCTTGGAGGAGTCAGGAGAAATGGCTACCGTGGTAGACGATGAAATCTCTAATGCATTTATAGATGAAGTGGTAATTCCAACGGTGGGGAGAGGAGGAACATCTGAAGATATACTAATGGAGCTAGCCAAAGTGAGCAGAAGAATGGGTGCCTTGGCAGTTATGGGCGACATAATTAGGAGGGCACCTAGATCAGAAAATAATGCAACTAAAGTCGGCAAAGGGAGAAGGGCAGACAATATTGAAATATACCCAACAGAGGAAGCTGCCAAGGCTGGCATAGATCGAATGGGCTTCCCAGAAAATATCAAGAATAAAATATCAATAGAATATGATAAAGATTTTGGTGGATTTACAATAGGAAACGGATTAAAATTTACAAGCTCTGGTGATGATATCAAAGCTGGTCAAGCCGCAGCAGACAAGATCCTTGAGGCTGAAAATAATCCTGAAGATCCAATTATAAAAAGATGGCATGATGCCATGGAAACACACATGGGAGTCACAGCAGAGAACAGAGGTAAACTAAAAAGAAAAATAGAAAAATTGGAAAGATTTTCTGGCAAGCTAAAAAATTTACCTGAGACTGTAATAACAAAAGATTCTAATGGAAAGGAAATCACCTTAAGCCAAAGAGAGCAAGCTATGAAGATGGTAACTGAAAATTTAAGGGATACACTAGGATTAGATACTTCTGATGATCTTGTTATCGGAGCCTTGTCAATACTTTCAGAATCTTCTATGGCAAGTAGAGAGTGGGAGGAAACTTGTGATCTAGCGGCTAACGCTATTAGCAAAGCAAACTTAAGAGGTAAGTTATACTCAGGTGATTTGAAAGATTTTGATTCCGCTGTCGATGAATTACTTACAGTAACAGCATATGCTGGGGTAGCTGGAGACAATCCGATGCTCACAGTTGCTAGGGCCAAAACTGGTGTTCTATATACTACTGCTCATAACGAACAAATGAATATATTCAGAGCCCATCTTGAAGACGTTAGAAATCAGGCCAAAAAATTAAAAGATCCAGAAGCAAGAATAAAATTCTTAAAACAAAATATAGATGTAAACACAAAATCAATATCTTTTGGTGGAAAATATCGTTTAGATTTGGATAAGTATGATTCCAAAGGATTCCACATAGGAATTGAAGCTTTTATGGATAAGACAACTACTACCGCTCACTCGGCTAGAGGTGCTCAAGGACTGGAAGCACCAAGACCAGTGAATGCATCAACAACTATAGACAGGGATCAACTGATGAAATTCTTGGTTGAGCAGAAGACTACGCTGGACAGGATGATCAGCATCATAGCCAGAGATGGTCAGAATTAAACTTTCTTGTGTAAGAAAGTATATCTCCAAGTCTGCATACGATGTAAGTCTTACCTTGAGTTTTGAGTTGAAGATAATCTAAACTTAAAGCTTTGTCTGATAAAGTTAAATTATCATCTTTACTGAACAAGCATAAAATATCTTTCCGATCCTGCTGGAACACGATTAAAAATTGTTTCTGGATTTTGCTTGCATCTCGGTCAGCCTGGAAGATAAAATTCTGAAGTTCTGATTTAAGATTAAATATTGATCCAAGATTTTCTTTATTATAACCTTTCTTACACTCTATAATAAACCTAAAGTTCTTAGGTGTTATTAGATCTCCACTAAACTTTAAATGCTCAGGTAACTTATGAGTCGTAGAGAATGCACCAGAACCTGGAGATCTCATGAACTCAGTAGTATTAAAATGAGTATTAAGGATATGGCTAACTTTACGCTCAAATGAATTACCTTTTGTTCTACTATTCTTACGCTTCTTTTTGTTGGCGATTAATGAAGTGAGATCAAAATCATCTTGAATTTTTTTTGTCATGCCCTATTATAGGGAGTGTCAAAGATTAAACTAAATGTTTCCGATTGGAAAATATCTACAACCGAAAGATCGAGAGGACGTATGAAAGTTACTATTAAGTTGAATAAGGATGAAGCTGAAGGCTTTAAGAATTGGTCTACCCATGTTAAGCCTGATGAGCTTGCGCAAGAAGATTTCGTTAAGCAAGTATTTTTTAACGGCATCGAATACTTGAACCTCAAGTTGCAGGATGTTGCTAAGAAGATTATGGAAGATAAGAATCTTCGTCAGCAGCTTGAAGCTTCGGGAATTAATGTTGAATCCCTTGAAGAGAGAATGAAGCAGCAATGAGTTTCCCCCGTAGCGTAAAGTCTCACGACAAGTTTAAGTATCTGATGGACTGCATCGGACGGATTGAGAATGGCGACCCTGCGTTGCCAAAGTTCATCCGAGTGCTGTTCTATACTCCTTGGGACAAGGCTGCGAAGAAGATTAAGGGCTACGATTGCCGCGTTAATCTCTTTGATGTCCCAGAGGCTTTTCATGAGATGGTCGATTGGGTAGGCGAGGGTAACTTCAAGCAGAAGCACCTTAACTATGTTCCGACCCTAGTAACTTTTAGATACGGTGGCGACGAGAACTCACCACTTCAAGTAGAAGTTAACGACAACCCGACTGCGATTCAATACGAGCTTGGATCCAGAGGGTGAACATTAATTCCAAACTTAAATTCAAAGTAGGACTCTAACTTCAACTTGTGCCGCTTAATTTTAGTGGCAACTAGCTTTAAGTTATTAACTATTACCGTGGTGAAGTAATTGAAAGCCGACCCATTTTTAGGGTTGAAGTTTCTTAGAGTCCGTAG